CTCAATGTACCACTGTCCACCTGGACCTTTAAAAGCATGACTCCAAACCTTTGCCCAAGGCATATCTTCTCCATCAGGAGCAGGAAGGAATCGTATAACTGCGTAACCGTTACCAGACTTATCAAGTTCAGGTTTCCAGAAACGCTCATCAGCAGAAGAACCAGCAGCAGGCTGATTCAATTTCTCAATCTCTCTGGATAGTTTTGCAAAGGTATCACCCTTAGATGATGCCTTTTTAAGAGAGGCAAATGACATTTCGTATTCTCCGTATTAAGTGTGTTGTTTTGGATTGTTACTGTGTAATCGTAACATACTATTTAGGTTTAGTCAACCCCCTGTATTCAAAATTATTTCTGAGATACTGGTCTAATGGTGTGACTCTCCAGACTACTGAACTTCTGTAAACATATGCTTCAGTTGGTCCCAATCCCCTGTGTGGGTGTTCAGATGGTAGTACAATGACTCTTCCAGGAACATACTCATATTCTTCTACTACATCACCATCCATGGTTGTCAACTGAAATTGTCCACCCCAAGAACTGTCCCACTCAGCATTGGTCATCATCAAAATTGTGAAATCATTACCACCAACCATATCTCTATGTGTAGTACCATCACATCCTTCATGTTGAACGTTCAATGATATCGCATGTAAGAAGAAGCGTGCTTTCAGTTCTTCCTCAATATGTGCAAGTATCTCAAAGAATGGTTCAGCATGTTTTGAATATTCTCTGATACTATTCAATGACTCACGTCCAAATAGTCTAGCACCGAATAACCTATGTGATCCCTTTGTACCATATGGCCATGTAGTACGATTGGCGACATTGGTAGTATACAGAGGTATCTCACTTATGTGTTCTTCTATCTGATGTAAATATATACCATCAAATAGATTGTCAAGTACCTTACAAATCATTGTTTAGTCAACCCCTCGTCGTGCAGTTGTTTCAAGTGTTTGAATCATAGCATCCATGCACTCTAAGAGGTCTTTATACCCAAAAGCATTGGACAGGGCATTGATCCTAGATTTCATGTCTGCTGCTTCCCTGTCCTCTGATGCAGCAAGGCATAGTCTACCATAAAAAGTCTTTTGTTTATCGATCAAGTTTTTACAATCTTCAATATGATCTAGTCTCTCTTCTCTACTCATCGTAGAAAGTTTTGCTGTCATTGCAGCAACTTCTTGATAAGTGTTGAAGATATCTTGTAAATTGTTTTGTACTTGGTCTGAATTAAAAAATTTACTCATTTTACAATGGTAGAACTCCTCTAGATCGTTTCTTCATGTAATTTAAACGCTCTGCTTCATGTCGCAAGCGTTCTTTGAGGGGTTTTGACATTAGTTTTGGAACAGTTTCAATCTCAATTTCATTCTCTTGACAGTAGGTTACTACTGCTTCAATGTATGAAATGAGACCACTGCTACGCTTCACTAATCTTTCAATTTCTTGCGAGAATTTAGTGGGCGTTAAAAATTTGTCCTCAACTTCTTTATCAGGCATTCGTTCTTCCCCTAACAAATTCTTCAATATAGGATTTGAGTAATTGTAAATAGTCATCAAGATTGTACTTCTGAAATACTTGAACAGATCCCTCTTCAGTTGCGATAAGTGTGACAATTTTCTGCACCTCTAAACCTGAACGTTCAAGGAACATTGCTGCATACGCAGTCTCTTGAACAAAATAATGTTCAACCCAATCTTCCTTCTTTTCTTTTGTTGAAGTTTTGAAATCGATTACTGCCAACTCACCATCAAACTCAGCGATGCAGTCTACACGACCAGCAAGACCAAGGTAATGAGAGTATAGAAAAGTCTCTAAACAATGAATGTTATTGATACGATCTAACGTAGGCTTTGCTATGTGAAACATTCTAACAGACAATGGATTATTTTCCAAGTATTTGTCTGTATCCAATTCTCCTTTGAAATAATCTTCAGTAATAGAATGGAATGCTGTACCTCTTTGTGTTGCTCTGGCAGTAATTCTGTTCGCTTCCGTTTCACCAATTTTCTTTCTCCAATTTGAGAAGAAAGCAGCGTTCTTAAACGATGTGATGGAAGTTACACTCGGATAATATTTATCCGCACCAGGAATAGGGTAGAATCTAGTTCCGTTACGGTCAATAGCATCAACCTCAACATGTTCTTTGAGGTCAGTATCAATAAATTTAAACATTAAAAACCTAGATTATACTTAGTGACAAGATAAGATTTGACTAGTCCTGACCTCACGATGTCATCAATACCAAACTCAACGCAAGTAAACTCACGCATCGTCTGAAGAATATTGATGAAGTTTGAGATACCAAACTTATCATTCTCTTTAGTGAGATCAGTTTGAGTGATGTCACCACAGAACATAATCTTAGAATCTTGACCAACTCTTGTTATTATACTATCAAGTTCATGATAATTCAAGTTACTGAATTCATCAACTATAACAATAGCATTATCGAGAGTAACACCACGAATAAAACTTGTAGACCAAAAACTTATTGTTTCTTGAGCACGAAGATTTTCATAGAGCATCTGAAAAGAGTTATCATCAGGCATACTGAACATAAATCTAACCATATTTTTATATGGTATCTGATATAGTGCAGACTTATCTTCATGGTCACCAGGTAGGAAACCAATCTCTCTAGTAGGTACTAGAGACCTGACAATGTATATCTTATCATAAGGTGTTCTCTCGTCAAGTACTTCTTTCAAAGCAAGATACAATGTAATAAAAGTCTTACCTGTACCTGCAGCACCATGTAACAAAAGGTTCTGTCCTTCTGCATACCTTTCAAACACTAACTCCTGATTAGGAGTCAATGGATTGACAGGAACCATGTAAGATGAATCAATAGGTTTCTTTCGTTTCATCATTTTCTTTGACATCGGTTGGAGTGGTGCAGTACCATTACCATTACCGTTGGATTTCTTTCTAGCTCTTGGCATTATGTAAAACGACTCAAGTTGGATCGAGGGTGTGCTGCTTGGACTTTGGACATGACTTCTTTGAAACCATCATCAGCTTTAGGTTTGCCATACATATGACCACCTATACCTGCACTCCAATCTTTATCCCAATCGGGATTGTCTTTACGCCACTGATCATAATCACTCATTGACATAGAGAGTTCCTTTTTCTCTCCAGTACTTTTATTTAGAACAGGGTAGGTGGGCATTCAAGTTTCCTCCTTTTGTTGTTTTTGTTCTTGTTTAATACGCCATCTAAATTGTTTGGCATATTTAACTTCCTCCTCAGTATACCAGTCTGGGTGTTTTTTTGCAAGTTTTATAATCTTTTTCGCTGCTTTCTTATCCTTCAAAATTAAATAGGCATTTGTACTAATCAACTATTTAGATCACTCAATCCTCAAACATGGTTGTATATCTTCCCAATCAGTATAACGACAAGGACATTCTTCCTCTTCCTCAGGACACCATCCAAGTGCCTCAGAGATCACTGGGAACTGACAGGTGAAATGATCTTTAACAAGAAGTGCAATTTCTTGATGCTCCTTTTGAGTACCATTGGAAGAACGTAAGTCGATATAATGAATCCAGTTGCGAAGATTACCAGTCATGTACATCTTTGTTGGTACAGCAAGAGGCAATACATTTCTTGCACATTCTTTTGCAATACCTGAGTCAAGCATTTCTTTGTAAAGTTTCATTCCATTTACAAAATGCCTTTGCATTTTTAACTCGTAGTCCTGTCTGACAAATGGATCTATATCATCAATACTATTCTGTCTATTTTTATCATCTTGACGACGTAGTTGTGGCAGAGGAATACTATCTCCAAGTAAAGATGAGTCAGCATATCTCTGTGAAAATTCTTGAAATGTAAACGACCTATGCCTCAGCACTTGAGCAGCAATAGCACGAGTAGTATGAATCTCTAAGGTCATTGATGCTTGCTCAAAGACAGACCAATGTCCATGCTTAATACAATACTTTAATAACCCTGCCACTTTAGGGTTGTCCTGATTGTTAGGATTACTCACACGAGCAATGTATCCTATGGTCTTCTCTGCATCAGGAGTAACAGAGATTAAACATACTTTAGTCATGGGTTCTTTAATAATATACGAAAGACTACATACAATCCCATTGCAGACCAGTATCCTAGGGTTGCCAATCCAAAGAGACCTGGTATGCAAGCATTCCATACTAGCATAAGAGCTAGAGGTGATAGAAATAGGTTACCAATTGCATTGACAACTTCCCTACCCTTCTCTTCATTCCTTTCTTTTTGTGCCTTCTTATCTAGTTCTTCCTGTTTTATTTCTTCGTCTTCTTTTTTCTGTTGTTCTAAGGCACGTTTGTCAAAGTATATTGTCACTTTTTCCTGCCTTTCTTTGGAGGTTTTGGTTTGGTTGGATCGTTCCATAATTTAGGGTTACTTCTACCTTCTGATTGTGTGAATTTTACAAAGTTCTTTTTATAAAGATCATAGTAATAATCAAATAGATCTGCTGCCTTACTTGCAAGTGCAATATCATATGCAGGTTGATCATCTACTTTATACTCAACCAGATAGGCAGTATAAGGTAGTGATTTATCCTTTGCATCATCGACAGTACATTTCTCCTTTAAAACCTTTACTCCTGTCAACTTCTACCTCCCCACTCAATCTGAGGGAATGCTTCAGATACCATTGCTCTAGTGATACGCTTATACTTTTTGTTAAGTCCACCATCCTTAGCAAGAACTACAAGTTCTGCTTCTTCCTGATGAAGTCCCTCCAAGAGTTGAACAAACATAGTTTCTCTCTTCAAACCTTTTAGTCTAGGTTCTCCACCTTTAAAGAATCTATAAAGACCACGATACTCTTGCTCAAGGCGAGAGTGATCTGTTCCTATAGGTGCATCGTTAGGAGTGTAAGGTACATCTCCTTCTGGCATCACTGATTCAATACTCTCATCAAAATTGATGATTAACAACTGCCTGAGAGCATTGCTATTATGTTTACGAAGAAGATCTACTTTCTCCTTCTTTGTTTTTGCGTTAGAGACCTTTCTCAAAATCTCACTGATTAGTAACCTAGGGTTACTGTTATCCATATTACGTGGCATAATTTAATTCCTGTGATTAGTCTTCTTCCTCATCTGCATCCTCAAACTTCCAGTATGGATTTGTTGGTCTGATGTAGATAAGTTCATCATGTAACATGTTACCATCTTCATCAAACATTTCAGGATGTACAACCGATTTAGAGTATGCTGCATTTTCTATGTAGTCTTCTACATATCCTTTTGCCAACCAAGAAACAGTTACCCCAAGGATAAATGCTCCTATAACAAATAACACAATCAATGCAATAATGATTGGTTCCATAGGGTTTCTCCGCAGCTATTTTTATTTAGTGTTTATATCAAGTTGTTCTCTCTCAAATATAAAACAGTTTCGGTACAACCTCCAAGAACTTTACCATCTAAAATGACTTGAGGGAATGTACTACCATTACCAAACTGTTCATAGAAACCTTGTCTATCGAAATGTGTATCTAAACGATACTCAGTAAATTTATATCCCTTACCAGCAATAACTGCTTTAACTTTTGAGCAATAGGGACAACCGTTACGAGTGTATACAGAAAAATTCATAAGAAATATGTTTTTAAAATTATAGCATAAAAAAAGAGGGTGTCAAGCACCCTCTAAAAAAATATGTATGTTTGAATTACATTAAGTTATTAACTCTAACTCTTCTGTAGTAAACATTGCTGTTACGTGAAAGAACACCAGGATCAGTTAGTGTTGCACCTTTTGCAAATGGGTTTGCAACGATTCCGTAACGAGTCTTGAATCCAATCTTTGGTTGGAAACTATCTGCTCCCACACTACGTACCATCTGTAGAGGAACGTATGGGCAGTAGAATATACCTGCGTCATAAGGTGAAGTACCTTTATAACCTGCAACATAGTACTGATTAGCAGAACTGTTTGCTGCATATGGGTCAATGTAGACTCTGAACTTACCTGCAAGAACACCAGCAAATGTATTACCTGTGTCATCAACGTTTAAGTTTGCATTTAACGCTGGAGTGTAATCAAGTACACCTGCCATTGTTAGTGCAGAAGCAACGTCTGCGGAACATAGGATCATGTTACCCTTTCCACGACGAGTTCTTTGTGCGATTGCGTTAGCATCTCTTTCGATCTGGAAGATCAAACCTTTGAACTTCTCAACAGACCATCTTCCGTTTGAGTCAACGTCTAAATCGAAAGTTCCACTTGTTGCTGTATTAACAGCAGCACCTGGTTCTGCTACGTTATAGATTGTTCTAATAACTTCTCTGTTGATTTCAGCAAGAATCTCAGTTGATAGAATGTTTGCTAACTCTGCCTCTGCATTCAATCCGTGGATTGCTTTAAGGTCTTGAGCTAATTCTAAACTGTACTCTGCTTTTAGTGCTCTGGACTTCGCAGTAACAGTGACTTTCTCGATTGAGAATGCCATCTGATGGAATGCTGCTGCACCTGTGCCATCAAGTTTTTCTGACTCAGATGTAGACATACCCTGACCTACAGTGTAGATGTCAGATTGTACTGATGTACTGGTAACAGATGGATCAAGTAGACCTGGGTTTGAACCTGACTGTGCAGTTGTACCCAAACCAACACTACCGTCAACCATGCCAGCAGTATTTGTTCTACCTTCATTCTGACCAGAGAATGCAGAATCTACCTCGTTGTAGAATGTCTCATCTCCAGATGGACCTTCAAGACGAGATCTCATTGCGAATATAAGTCCTGTTGGACCATTCATTGGTTGTACACCTGCAAGGTCGTATGCCACTAAGTTAGGCATTGCACGACGAATTAGGCTAATAAGTACAGGATCGAAACCTGCGACGGGTGAAGCACCTGTACCACTAAAACCAGGATTACCTGTTCCAGCTGGGTCTGTGTTCATTGTAGGTTGTTCTGTTAAGAACTCTCTTTCTTCTCTTAATGCTTTTTCTTGGTTTTCCAAGAGAACTGCAGTAACCATCTTACGATGTGCGTCTTTAATAGGATCTTGTCCGTCCGCATTTAGTAGTGGTCCCCATTTCTCTTGTAAAGCCTCGGTATTAATAGGGGCTTGCATTTGAAATTTTACCTCTTTTTAAAAGTTTAGTTTGAATTTATGATATAAAAATCATTTTTTAGAAACTCTAGTTAGAGTCTTAAGATATGCTTCCATAGATGGAGTAACACTAGAAGTGTAATCTGTGGAACCTGTCTCTTCTGTTAGATTCTCTGTTGTGTTTCTTTGAGCTGTTTTTGTTGGGAAATAAGATTCCTTCAACGTATTAAGCTTCTCACGGTATGCTGTTTCACTTTCAAACTCAACATTGTCTACTAAACCAGCCAACTTGTCCTTTTGTGTTTGGGCAAGTCCATCAGTTACTTCTGCAAATACTACATCGGATACCGATTCGGCTAATCTCTTATTAAGAGCAACATTCTTCTCGATTTGCTCGTTGAGTTTACCTTCCATTTCATCAAGTTTATCTACCATGCTCTCGATGACATCGTATTTTTCTTCAGGGATTGTTACATAATGTTCTTCAAATAGACTCTTCATTCCAGATATGAATGATTCAGTCATTTCTTCTTTAAGACCAGATTCAACTGCAAGTTGATTTTCTGCAATCCACTCGTCAGCCACATACTCAAGGTATGAGTCAACACGGTCTTTTAATTCTTCTTTAATTGAAGCAACTTCTTCTACGAGTTTTTCCTCATATGAAGCAACTAGTTGCTCTTCAATTCCTTTTACTTTGGAATTGATTGCAG